GCTAACCAAGATACACGTTGTAAGCTACAAGACACCTGACATGGTAGAGCCTGTGTCTATGTTTGACTACGATGAAATGCGTGAGTTCTTTCTGAGCCAAGATACCCTGATCGGTCACTTCATTGTTGGCTTTGATGTTCCTGCAATCGAGAAGGTCTTAGGTATTACTATCAAAGCTAAGTTGATCGACACTCTAAGTGTTAGTTGGTATCTGTCGCCAGAGAGGGCCAGTCATGGTCTTGCATCTTATGGTGAAGACTTCGGGGTGCCTAAGCCTGTAGTAGATGACTGGGACAACTTGTCGCAGGATGATTATGCTCACCGTTGTCAGGAAGATGTAAAGATCAACTCTCGTCTGTGGTCGATACAGAACAAGAAGCTTGATCGTTTGTATCTAAATGATGCTAACAAGTTTAGGTTCTTAGACTATCTGACAACCAAAATGAGAACTGCCAGAGAGCAAGCTGACAATGGTTGGCGTCTTGATACAGCTAAAGCTAACGCCCTGTTAGTTGACTGGGAAGCAGCTAAGGCAGTTAAGGTCAATCAGTTGATCCAAGTTATGCCAGAAAAGCAGCATTGGGTTATGAAGCACAAGCCAGCACTAGCTAGAATGACTTTAAAGAATGGTCTGCCATCTGCTCGTGCTACTAAGTGGTTTGAGCTTTTAGCGGAAGCTAAGTATCCGTTGACTACAGAGAGCTTACGGGTGCTACAGAAGACTGATCCAGCTAACCCTAACTCTCCAGATCAGGTGAAGGATTGGCTGTTCTCTATGGGGTGGGAGCCCTGTACGTTTAACTTCGTTAAGGAAGGTGATGGTGTCAACATGGTAGAAAGGAAGATACCACAAATCCGCAAGGATGGTGAACTGTGTGCTAGTGTTAAACGTCTTATAGACGTCAACGAAGGTGTAGCCCTACTAGATGGCCTCACTGTGTTGTCGCACCGTATTGGTATCATCAAATCGTTTATCTCCTGCGAGAAAGACGGGTTCCTCAAGGCTACCATCAGTGGTCTGACCAATACGTTTAGGTTCAAGCACTCACGCCCTTTGGTTAACTTACCCTCAGTGGACAAGCCTTACGGCGAGGACATTCGTAGCTGCTTGATTGCACGGGAAGGTATGACTTTATGTGGTGCTGATATGGTAAGCTTAGAGGATACTACTAAGCGTCACTACATGAAGCCCCTTGATCCTGACTATGTTGAAGAAATGTCTAAGGACGGGTTTGACCCTCACCTTGACCTTGCTAAGTTTGCTGGTGCTGTAACACAAGAAGATATTGACAAACACAACTCTGGTGAAGTTAGCCTCAAATCGTTGCGTAAGAACTACAAGGTGGTTAACTACAGTGCTACATATGGCGTAGGAGCCCCTAAGCTGGCCCGTGAGACGGGTCTTACACAAACGGCAGCATCTAACCTACTAGAAGCTTTTTGGGCTCGTAACTGGGCCGTACAGAAGGTGGCTAACCAAGCTAAGGTTAGAGAGTTGCACGGCAAGTCTTGGATACAAAACCCTGTGTCAAAGTTCTGGCATGTGTTGCGTAGTGATAAGGACAGGTTCAGTACACTAAACCAAAGTACAGGTGTCTATTGCTTTGATACTTGGGTTGGTTACGTCAGGGGTCATGGGGTTAAGATACTAGGTCAGTTCCATGACGAGATAATTGCAGAAATACCACAAGCAAAGGGGGATGAACTGGCTAAAGACCTTAAAGACTGTATGAGATATGCCAATCAGGATGTTAACCTAAACATACCATTAGGTATCGACTATTCTTTTGGTAAAAATTATGCAGAAATTCACTAAAGGGGGTTGAAAGATAGACTTTCGATCCTATATACACTAAACCTCATATAAAGGAATGTAAAATGAGTAAGGCAAAAGCAAGAGTTATCGTGATGAAGGGTTTCGTAGAGTACGCACGGGTCTTCAAGGAAAACATGGATAGCAACCCTGACTTTCACCCGACAGGTCAGTTTAATATGAACTTCTATCCAGAGACAGAAGCTGATTTGCAAATGTACTGGGATGCTGGTGTGGCAGAGGAGTTTCGGGGCCACAAACGTCTTAAAGACCCACGGTCAGGTGATGGCTATGGTATTGGTCAATACATTCGTCTCAAGCGTGACAATGTAAACCCTATCGCAGAGACACTGGGGGGTGCTCCGCAAGTGGTTAACTGGTCTGGTGACGAGTTGACTAAGGGTTCTAACTGGTCTTTCTCTGACGGAGAACTCGGCAACGGTACTAAGGTGCAAGTTAAGGTCACTGTCTATGGTGAAGGTGATCGTACAGGACACCGTATTGATAAGATCGGTGTGATTAACTTGGTGGAGTATCAGTCTACTGTAACAGAGGATGGCTTCTAAGTGAAGCTTATCACTCTTAGCCAAGAAGCATGGGGGCCTGACGATAAACGTGAGGCTTCCTATTCATCCTCTAATGTAGAGACAATCGAGGACTTCCTAGATCATTGTCAAAACGTGGCTAGGGTTGCAGGGTTCGGAGATTTAGCTATAGGGTCCAAGGTTATGAATGGAGAGGAAACATGGTCCCAGTTTTAAAGACTATCGTGGATGGCGACATAGTGGCATACCGTGCCGCCGCCCACAAAGTAGAGGCAGATGGTGTAAAGCGTGAGTGTACTGAAATAGAAGCACTAGAGTATACTAATGCTTTTATGAAGGAGATTCTTGCAGAGTGTTCGTTCTATAATGAGACTGGCGACTACTCTGTTTATCTCACGGGTAAAGGTAACTTTCGTTTCGATATTGCCAAGACTGCGGTCTACAAAGGAAACAGAAGTGACAAACCCAAGCCTAATCACTTACAGTCAGTCCGTAAGTATCTGTCTGACGAGTGGGGTGCTATAACCTCAGAGGGTGAAGAAGCTGACGATCTAATAGCTATTGATTCTGCTAAGACAGGTTACAAAGCCTGTGTAGCTAGTGTTGATAAAGATATGCTACAGATCAAGGGCCTTCACTATAACCTAACTAAGAAGACCTTTACTCTGATGGATCACTTTGATGGGTTGCATTGGTTCTATAAGCAAATACTTATGGGTGATGCAGCAGACAACATCAAAGGGCTTTACAAAATTGGCCCTGTAAAAGCAGAGGACATGCTAGTTCACTGTAATAACGAGAAGGAGTTATATCAGACCGTGGTACATAGGTACGATGGTGACGAAGAAAGGGTACTAGAGAATGCCCGACTACTCTGGCTCAGACGAACGGAAGGGGAGATATGGGAACCGCCGCATCATCGAAAGCCAAAGGCCGCTTAGGTCAGCAGGAGATAAGAGACAAGATACTGAAAGCCTTTCCAGAACTAGAACCTGACGATGTTAGGTCAACGGCTATGGGCCAACAAGGAGAGGACATACAGTTGAGCCCAAGGGCAAGAGAGCTTATCCCTATCTCTGCTGAGGTAAAGCGCAGAAAGAACTTGAAGACTATCTATGACTTTGTTGATCAAGCCAAACAGGGTGGTGAGTATGAGCCAGTAGTTTTCTTTAGAGCAGACCGACAAGAGTGGCTAGTAATAACTAAACTAGATCACTATATAGACTTAATCAAAGGATGGAAGAAATGACGATAACTAAATTACTAGGTGAACCCAGAGTAGATGAACGTGGCTTAAGTAAAGTTCTTGTCGAGTATCTAGGTAAACCCTTAGACATGACCTTAGCAGATTACTCTGTAAAAGCGGTTGTAGAGCATTTTAAGCACTCAGACACGCCTTACATTTTTGGCTACGAAGGTGCCTAATGTCTGTATACCATGATGACCATGAGTTACTTGGTGTTGTGGAAAACTTTGGGCTACTTCAATTAATGTTAGACGCAGGTTTGACTGAGGACGAAGTAGCCCTTCACTTGCACCACACAGGTTTAATAGACCTAGATGAATACTTGGACGAGGATTACTAAGATGATTACACAAGATGACATAGATGCCTTCTTGGATATGGCACAGGATGAAATTAAGGATTTTCATATATTCCCAGATGCAACACCACAAGAGATGGTTACACAGTTCGTAGACCACATGGGACAACCTATGGACAAGGAGTATAAGCTAGGGTCTGACCTAGAAGACTTTAGGTTTGCCTTGATACGGGAAGAGTTTTACGAGGTTGTAGACGAAACAACTCCCCAAGCTAGGCTCAAGGAGTTGGCTGATCTATTATATGTAATCTATGGTTATGCAGTCACATTCGGATGGGACTTAGACGAAGCCTTTAGGAGAGTGCATGAGTCGAATATGTCTAAGCTAGGGGATGACGGTAAGCCAATTAAGGACAAAAACGGCAAGGTTATGAAAGGCCCCCGATATAAAAAACCTAACTTGAAGGATTTAGTATGAACAATTATCTACCAACAGACTACCAGACTTTTATTGCCACCAGTCGTTACGCTCGTTGGCTTGAAGGTTTAGGTCGTCGTGAAACATGGGGGGAGACAGTTAGCCGTTATGTGTCTAATATACTATCTCCCCACCTATCTAATGACCCTGATGTTATGAACGAGGTTGAGGCAGCTATTCTCAGCCTGTCTGTCATGCCAAGTATGAGGTCACTTATGACTGCTGGTGTTGCTGCAAATAGAGACAACACCTGTATGTATAACTGTAGCTATTTACCCGTAGATGATCCTAAGTCTTTCGATGAGGCGATGTTCATCCTCCTTTGCGGGACGGGGGTTGGTTTCAGTGTTGAGCGTCAGTTCATCACTAAACTCCCTGATGTTCCTCCTCTTTTCGAGAGTGAAACGACTGTCGTCATCAAGGACAGCAAGGAAGGATGGGCTAAGGGTCTTAGACAAGTGTTGGCACTCCTATGGGCTGGTGAGGTTCCTAAGTGGGATGTGTCTAAAGTTAGACCTGCTGGTGCTAGGCTTAAGACGTTTGGTGGTCGTGCTAGTGGTCCTGCTCCTTTGGTTGATTTGTTTAACTTTGCTGTTACTACATTTAAAGCTGCACAGGGGCGTAGGCTGTCCAGCATTGAGTGTCATGACCTAATGTGTAAGATTGGTGAAGTTGTCGTTGTAGGGGGCGTTAGACGCTCTGCTATGATCTCTTTAAGCAACCTATCAGATGATCGTATGCGTTACGCTAAATCTGGGGATTGGTGGAAAACCGAACAACAAAGAGGCCTAGCTAATAATTCTGTAGCTTATACAGAAAAACCAGACAGTATGTCATTCATGCGTGAGTGGACTGCACTAATGGAGAGTGGTAGTGGAGAACGGGGAATATTCAACAGACAAGCGTCAGTTAGACAAGCACAAAAAAATGGACGTAGAGAGTCTGGCTATGAGTTCGGAACAAACCCATGTTCGGAAATCATTCTTAGGCCGAATCAGTTCTGTAATCTTACGGAAGTTGTCATCCGTGCTAACGACAGTGTGGAAGACCTTGCAAGAAAAGTCCGCATTGCAACTATACTTGGGACTATACAGTCCACCTACACCCACTTTCCATATCTGCGAAAGGTGTGGTCAACGAATACCGAAGCCGAAAGGTTGCTCGGTGTGTCACTCACGGGGATAATGGACAACAAGCTAATGACATTGGCTAATGAAGGTCTGTCAGAAACATTGGAGCATTTAAGGGATGTGGCTATTTCTACTAACGCTGAGTGGGCTGACCGTCTTGGTGTCCCTCATAGCACTGCTATTACTTGTGTCAAGCCCAGTGGAACAGTTTCCCAACTGGTTGACTCATCTTCTGGCATTCATGCTCGTCACAGTCCCTATTATATCCGTACTGTGCGTGGTGATAACAAAGACCCCCTGACACAGTTTATGATTGATCAGGGTATTCCTAATGAGCCTGACGTAATGAAGCCCGATGCTACCACAGTGTTTAGCTTTCCTATGCGTTCTCCTCTGGGTGCTATCCATACTGCTGACATGACTGCTATAGAACAGTTAGAGATGTGGTTGATGTATCAACGACACTGGTGTGAGCATAAGCCTAGTGTTACGATTAACGTCAAGAAGGCGGAGTGGCTAGAGGTAGGTGCCTTCGTATACAAACACTTTGATGAAATGTCAGGTGTATCGTTCTTACCTTTTGATGAACACACGTATCAACAAGCACCTTACCAAGAGTGTGACAAAGATCACTATCACGAGGTTGTAGAGACCTCGCCTAACAGCATTGACTGGACTAAGCTGTCTAACTATGAAGTAGAGGACAACACCAGCGGTATGCAGACTATGGCCTGTACTGGTGATGTGTGTGAGATGGTGGACATTACATAATGGTAGAAGTCAGAAAGAGGTTTGAGCAAAGTCTGTATGACAGGTTTGACAACCCTGCAAAGGTCAAGCTTATAGAAATACTAGAGAAGCAGGGGCATACAGTGTCTAACGTAAAGGAGAACTACTACGCAGATGTAGAGACTGTTAAGAAAGGCGTGACATACTACTCAGAGGGTGAAGTCAAAAGGGCATGGAAAGGAGAGTGGCCCGATGATTGGACAGAAATAAGGATACCCCATCGTAAGTCTAGGCTACTTAAGAAGTATAACAACAACGTAAACTTCTATGTCTTTAACGTCCACTTAAGCCAGTGTTGGATGATTAGGGGGCAACAAATGACAGAGGGGGTTGTAAGGACTGCTAAAGGTCGTTATATTGTTAAGGGGGAATTGTTCTACCATATTCCTTATAAAGAAGCGGAGCTAATAAGATTGTAGAAAGGATGAAATATGGTATATGTTTATATAGTTGTTTTAAGCATGATGAAAGACGGAGAGCCTCACTACTCTGTACGGGCACCTAATGCGACCTACAAGACAGAAGAAAGGTGTCAGGCTGTAAGGGAACTTAATATGTTGTACTTACTTCAGACTAAGCCTGACCCTAGCTATAAGTTTGTAAGTCAGTGCGTAGAGTTCCCCTCTCCCTTAAGTAAGAAGGGGGATTTGTGATGGCTAAATGGAAAGAAACAGTTGCACCCTTTAACCCTCGTGACGACATGGTTAATCACCCACCCCATTATGGAACAGGTAACATCGAGTGTATTGATTACATTGAAGACTTCTTAACCAAAGAGGAGTATATCGGATACCTACGTGGGAATATTGCCAAGTACTTACATAGGTGGCGCTATAAGAATGGCATAGAAGACCTAAAGAAAGCCGAGTGGTATGGGTCTAGGTTGATTAAGGTGGTGGGTGATGCCTGACTTAATGTCTATAGTAATTGTTGTTCAAACCGTGTTAATACTCTGGCTAGTAGGGAAGGTGGACAGACTAGAGAAGGATATAGAGTTTAAACTAAAGGTGCCTATGTATGCTCTGTTTAGGCACCTAGAAGAAGAGCACAACAAATAAAAAAGCCCCTGTATCCTTGAGTGGACGCAGGGGCTTAATTTTAAGTATTACTTTTGTTACTACGAGATTTTATTAAATCAGATTGTTGTTTAATTTGTTGTTGCTGTTTCTCTAGCTCAAGATATTGCTTATCTAGCTCTGACATTTGCGGGAACTTTAATACGCTACTGTTTACCAAAGAACTTACTCACAGACCTCATTCCTATACTGGCACTAACGATACCCCCCAAGGCAATCTGATACCACTGAGGCATAACCTCAAGTGCAGCAAAGCCACGGGCTACAATATCGTTGCCCCAATCTCCACAGAAGGCAAGTATTAATGGAATACTGAAAAGCAGCGTTATCCATTCGTCCTTCCAAGAGTTCTGAGTACCCTTCATAGCTTCTATGTCCCAGTCAATCTCACCAGTAAGCTGCTTTCTTTTAATCTCAGCTTCGGTTAACTTGACCTGTGTCTTACTATCTATAACGCTTGTGGCTAGTCCTGTCAGACTTTTAATAATAGAACCTATCATTTTTCATGTCCTAACCATACAGCAAAAGCACCAGTCATAGCGCCTGTTACAGTTGCAGTTAGTGCTGTGGCCTGTGAAGTCATGGCATCAGGTGGTAGATTCATAAACCAGAATAACACTTCTATATACATGTATGTCATAACAAGCATCATTATTCGTGGAAGTATCTTCCAAGCAAGTATTCTTTCCATTGCTACAGTCATTTAAAGTCCTCTTTTAATCCATCCAGTATTTCTTTAGCTGATGGTCTGCGTTTCTTAAATTGATAGGCACACTCAAAACTCCTTGGGCATTGTCTAAAAGCTGATCCGTACTCATACTTGGGTATTAGGGGTGTGGGAAAATATATAGAAGAGGAGCCATTAGGGCCACGATACCAACACTGCTGCACACCCATGATAGAAATATACTTCCATAAGTGACAGGTAACCATACGGGTCTTAGCCTCTACTCCCCCCACAGTAGAAATTAAGAGGGTCAGCAATAATATTTTTACCACGTACCAGTACCTACACCAATTAAATACACACCACCAAAGACAACAACTAGTATACCAACAGATAAGGCAAACAGTCCTAAGTTATTGATCATCTCCTTCTTAGCTTCCATAGCCCTGTAGACAGTCTCTTCTCTTTCCTTCCTAATTTGCCTTCTTAGCTTAATCATTTCATCCCAAGTATTAGGACCAAATCTCATGTTCAATAAAAACATTAGCTCTTTCTGTTGAGCCGCTAGTTTTTTCTTGTGTACTATTATGTCGAAGGCTTCTTTTTCTATACTATCGCCAGCAGTTAGCTTCTGTATAGTAGAAGGGGACTTTCTTTGTTGTTCAGCTTTATGAAGATCAGAGGCGGCTCCAAACCACTCCCCTAGCTGCCCCATAACGTCCTCTATTTCTCTGCCATGTTGCACCAACTTCTTAGTCATTGTAAATGCAGTAGTACAGGCTGATATAGCCGTTATGGGGTCTAGCATTAGTCTTTCTCCATGACCTCAAGCATCCTTTCAAGGGATTCTTTAATTCCCTTTATGTTCTCTTCGATCTTACCTAGTTGCACAGCTTGCATATTAGACGATGCTTCAACAGATTTTACATCACCACTTATTCTAATTATAGAGGCGTAGTTAGCATCTACGTCTGCCCTCATTTGAGAGATGCTCCAAACTATCATTGCCGCTTGAAGAACCAAGGCAAACAGTAATGTTGCCGATATATTTTTACCCATTACAAAGCAGTCTTCCTCCCCCCTAGTCACAGGGGTAGGCTTTCCAGTCTAGCTGGAAGTGTGGACCATCAGGGAACTTCTTCCAATCACCACCCCATACAATCTTAATGTCTAGTTCCTCCGCTGCCTTCTTCATAGCATCACCAATAGGGTAAAACTCGTCCCACTCCCACGACACAGGATAAGGGACAACATCCACTGCATGACCTGTCAGGTGACGAGACTTGAGTGTAGTTGACTTACCAGTCCTCTTAAGCATACGCTGACGTTCAATATTACGAACACCCTCAGTTACACTAAAGTCCTTTTCACTAATCTCTAATGCTCTTTTAACAACAGCAACCATGTCGGGATGTACCCCAGACAGGTTCTGCCTACTTCGTAGTCCTAGTTTGTATCCCATTGGTTGCTCCTTAAGATGGTTAGTGGGTTATGTAACTTGACATATCCACGTTAGTTGGTGCATACTCAGTTGTTTCTGTTATCACACCGTCTACTTCTGTAAATTGTTTTATAGTGTTGACCTGATAGTAATCACAGTATTCTTTTCGGTACTCTAGTACTTTTGCTTGGGTTTCAGAAGAAGAGAGGCCTATAAAAGTACCACTACCAACAACAGAGCTAATGCTGTAGAAATAATTAGCATTTAAACTATTAATTTCTGTGTCTGTTAATACTGTTTTAGGAATTACCCAACCCAATTCATCACTGCCGTCCAGTTGCTTTACAATTGCCCAATCAGTTGAGTTGTTATCTAACCTTTGTTTTACATCTAAAACTTTTTGATTTGCATCTTCTTGCGTAGAAAATGTTTCTGCAAAATAATACCATTTAGTTGACATTAGCTACTCCCGTATAGTGTGCCTGAGTTTGACAAGGTGTAAGAGCCTGTAGCGTTGATAGCTGCTCCACCAGCACCCCCAGCAGAATTAAATGCGCCAGTACCCCCTTGCGCTCCCCAGCCGCCACCGCCACCGCCGCCGGCAGTTGCTCCACCCGAAAACCCATTAGTACCAGCACCACCAGCCGAGCCACCTGCTCCGCCTTGTCCACCACCTGCACCGCCAGTTCCCGGAACAATCATTCCACCTAGACCGCCAAAACCGT